GTTTGACATGCTTCCGTAGCTTACGCGCTATCCAGCCATTGCATCCACACGGCTCCCACGCTGGCGTGCCTCCAGGATGGAATGCCACGTCGGCTCCCCCGCCCGTACAGCGTGGGATGTGCTTGCGCTTGGCATGCCCGCAGCGCCCGCATCTGACATCACGCACCGCCCCGGGGCTGCTCTGGATCACCCTCAGCCGTCCCCTTGCTCGGAATCCACCTCGGCCTTCCAGGCTTCCGCCTGTTTCTGCCACGAATCTGCACTACTTTTTATGGCAACAAATTCCTCGCGGGCGGCGGCAAGCTCGGCCTCCAGCGCCTCATACTGCCGACGGTGTGGCCTTGCCTTCTCCAAGAAGGCGACTCGCTCCTGCGCCTCTACGAGCTTGGCCTCCAGCTCCCGGACCTTCGCCTCGGCGGCCACAAATCTATTCGCACGTGCGTCCGAAAAGAGCCCACCGTCAGTGACAGCTCGCTCCATCTGGTCAAGCATCAGGGTTGCCCCGATGTCCTGCGCCTCCTCGGTGGTTACGCAATCTGGTCCGTGGGCCTCGTGGTGATGTGCTTTCTCGGTCGCCAATCGCCCTGCCAGACTCTCCACCTCGGCCTTCAGCCGGGCCTCCGAGTCCAACAGGGCGCGGAGCGCGGGCCGCCAACTGTTCTCCACCCACCATTCCATCGCTTCGTCGCTCATCGCCCCCCCCTGATCCCAATCGCTGCACGCAGCGACTCGCACAACTCGTCGTAGCCCGCATGGTCATGCTGCCGGATGTTCGCCCGCGCTATCCCCTTCATCATCTCCAGCCGCCCAGGCCACCGCTCCTCGCACCAGTCCTCGAAAGCAATCGGGTTGTGGGTAAACCGCATATGACATTTCTGACAAAGCGTCGTGGCGTTCTCGGGAACCCAGCGCGTTGCCCGGTAACGACGGCTGACGAGATGCGCGCACTGGGGCGAGTACGGCGAGAGACAACGAACACAGGCCCAGCCATCTCGGCCCCGGATGTACTGACTGAACAGCTTGTCGGCGTCGTGGAGCTTGGCCTTACGCTTGGCCTTGCGGCGGATCGGGCGCTTTGGCTTCTTGCCTCGCTTGGCCGGCTTCGGAATCACTTCAGAACCTCGGCCACTAGGCGGATGCGGTCCCAGTTGCCCAAGTCATCGAAGTCTATCGGCACAGCAGGAAGCCACTGTCCGGGATGCTTGAACAGTTGCACTTTCAGCCATTGACCACCAGTGCGCTCAAACCACGGATGCCCGGTTCCCAGCACCACCCGGCGCGGCTTCTTTGGCTTGCTCTTGGCCTTGGGCATCATCGCTCCCCCCGTGGCACAGCCTGCAATCCATAGGCATGGACCCGCTCCACGCTCGCCACCACAGCCTCGAGCCGCCTCGGCTTGCCCTCGAAATCGTTGATCCCACGTATGACCACCCAGAGCGGCACCCCGGCGTCCAGCCAGCGCAGCAGTTGATTGAACTCTGCCGAGGAAAAGATCCTCTGCACGCCGGCCTTGTCCTGGAACGTCTCATGGACAGCCTTGATGTACTTGTCCCGCTGGTCATCGGTCAGGGCTGGCATCAGTGCTGGTTTCTCGGCCCGGACTCCTGCCATTCGGTAGTGGACACGCCGTCTCCGGTGACATCCCGAGCGCGAAAACGAGTGTTCCGACAGTACTCAGTCAGGCAGAGCAGCAGGTTGCTGGTATTCATCCAGAGTGGCCCGCTGTCGTCGTCCCATTCGATTTCAAACCGGCGTGACACCCGTTTCTCTCCCATCTAGCCCTCCTCTGGTTCTGGGGGTCGCTCGGCTCGCACAGGATTCACCATGCCGTGCTCGCAAGCGGACCCGGTTCCGTCTCACGAGCCCACTGGCGCGCAGTCTTCGTCTGTGCTTCCGTTCCCGGCGGTGCGTCTTCGTCATATCTGATCGTAAGGCGTTGGTTGTCGCGCAGTTTGCGGCATGGCTCATCCTGCCCGTAGAGGTCAAAGTAAATCGCACGCGCCCGATCCTTTGTCGTCGCTACGATCCAGTCGCTTTCTCCGGCCTCAAACAAGTAGACGTGCTTCATCGTCCCTCCTGGGTCACGCTTCGGCCCTGCACCGCGTACAGCTTCGCATCAATCCGCGCCCGGTACGCTTGGAGCGATTCTTCAGACTCGCGCGGAAACTGAACGCAGAGCTTCTTTCGCCGCTCGATTCTGCTACCCCCTCCCCTTGCATCCTCTCCCCCAACGACGCTTTGATGAGAGAGAGAACCTAACGGCAACGGCAACGGCAACGGCAACGGCAACGGCAACGGCAACGGAAGGTCATTGGCTGGGCTAATAGCCGGGCCATTGGCTGGGCTATGCCATCTAGCAGCAGCGCCCTTACGTCCCTTCTCGGACTGCGAGGCTCGGAAGTCCTTCACGTTCGATGCAACTTCGTCGTGAGTTGAGTTTCGCCAGCCCTCTGAAGTCTTGATGAATCGAGCTAGGACATTCTTTCGGACCTTCGGCCACTCAAAGGGATCGCCGCAAATCTTCGCCAGGATGCGCTCATCGTCTGGGATCACGCCACCACGGAGCCAGAGTTCGTCCAAGAGGTTTCTGTACGCGCCTTGTTCTGCGAGGGTCATGTCGGTGTAGGCCGTGCTTTTCCGCCAGCGGTCTATCCACCACCAAGCGGCACGCATCAAGCGGCTTTCCGTGGTATACTCGTCACGTCGAGCGTCTCCAGCGCTCGGCCCCTGCCGAATCCCCTTCCCCGATTTATCCTCGGGGCGGGGCCCGTCCGACAGAGCCGTCTCAATCATAGCGACGTTCGTTTCCCGTTGTCAACCTTTTTCTTGGCGGCCATCGCTCGCATGCGCTTGCAGCACACCTCGCAGTGAATCAACATCTTCACCTTGCGTGGACGGGCCCCACAACTCAGACAGAGCCCTGCCGCTTTCTTCTTGCGTCGCCACTGAAGCTGTCTGCTCACCTCAAGCATCGGCCCGCTCCTCAAGTCTGCACGTCTCGCCGAAATTGCCTTCGTCGTAGACCAGCCGCCAAGGACCTGTAGTTGATCGCCAGCAAGTCCACCCAGCCGTCACCGAACCCAGTGATCCGCTTGAAGCCTCCGTGGAAGGCGTCTTCCGAGCAGGCCATCAGACCGATGAAGTTCAGATGTGCCGAACCAGGCAGGAAGAACAGCCAGCCGCGCTCAAGCCAGAATGTCATTCGGCCCGCTCCTCAGCAAACAGCGCAGTCTTGACCGCTCGGGCTATGGCGCGGCCCATCGGGAGCGGGACGCCGTTGCCGACCGCCGCGAATTTCGCCGACACCGTGAACGGCGGCAGATCAAACCAAGGCGGGAGGCCCTGCTTCCGGAGGTGCTCCCGGAATGCGTCCGCCGTCTTGTACCCGTAGTTCTTCAGGACGCTCTTTGCGCTGCGCTTGACCTTTCCACTGCCGCCGACCGCGACCGGGACCGGGCGCCCCCCCCCCGATGCCAAGGCGGAATGCTCGGGCTCACGGTGTGGCCCGGCAAGCTCGAGGAATCGTGGCGCGTAGTAGGCTGTGCCGCCGAACGAGAAACGGCGAAGGCGTGACGTGACCCCGCCTACCCACGCGTCTTCGATCAGCCGATCCGACACCGCGAACGACGGTATCTTCGGCACTGGCGCAGCCGGCACGTTCTCCATGACGAACCAGAGTGGCTCTGCCTCGGCTACGACGCGCTCAAACTGTGGGATGAGGTCGGGCGCCGTCTTGTAACCGTTCGCCTCGACGATGTGCCGGAGACGGCTCCATGCCTGGCACGGCGGCCCCCCGATCACGCCATCGAAGCGGCCGACCGGCGGGCAGAAGTGCCGGATGTCCCCGCCCCACAGCAGATCCGGCCCGCGCACCACGCAGAAGCCCTCCTCCTCAAAGGCCATGTCCAGAAGCCCGATACCTGGGAACAGCGAGAGCACCAACTGGGTCACTCCTGCTCCTCCAGCTTGTACGTACCGCTTTCTCCCAGAGGCACAAAAATGATATCGCCGCCTCGTTTCCGCAGTTCTACCCGCAACTCATTGATTCTGGCGCTAAAGCCAGAGCCACCTATCTGGTTCATTTCCCACGTCGTTGCCGGGCCTTGCCGCAGCCGGGCCAGCATCCGCTCGCGCTTCCCCTGCCGCTGCTGAGACACGCGGCTTGCTAGGGGTGTGAACTCGATTCTGGTCTGTGTGCTCATTTCCGCCTCGACACCTTGCCCAGCTTCTTCAGCACCTCGGCCTCGAGCCCAACCTCGCTGATCCGGTCGAGCTTCGCCGTCTGAGGTGGCGTCTCTACCTCGCGGGCCTTCCCGGGCTCAGACGTCGGCCACACCTTCATCTCTGTCACCAAGAACGGGCGCGGCATGTCACGCTTCATCGCCATCCCCCCCGGCCCTATTCTCGCAGGCGCGAGGGGATACGGGCCCTCTCTGTCACCGCCGATATGGCGGCCGGGTGCCGTGATGGACTCGCGGTCCCAAAGCCCGTACCCTCTCCCGCCGACGAGCTCATACGATCCCAGCCCAGTGAGCCAGCAGAGCCACCAGCACCCACAACACGCTCGAGATGAGCAGACCGATCACGCATCCGCGCCCCAGCGTTCTCCTCGCTCATGGCTTCTTTCTCCGCTGGGCGCCGCAGTGGCACGTGTGGACCGAGGTGTGCCGGCTCGCTCGCTTGCACTTGTGAAAATGGCTCTCCTCGCAGCCCTGGTAGTTCTCCCAGAGCATCCCGCACTTGGGCCGCTCCGCTAGACGCTTCGCACGGCGCTTGTAGGAATCCACCCCAAGGAGGTTCATGTCAGTCTGTCCCATTGCTCTACTTCGTCCTCAACTCGCCATCCCCAGTGCACGGCCTCACAATCAAGGCACAACCAGCCACGACGACACATCGCCGTGGTATCCTCTCCAGAGAACGGCTCCGCGAATGCCACATCATGGACGATAGCGTCCCTACCGCACATCACGCAGCGTGTTGTCATGGCCGTCCCTTTCTGTCCTGCCGCCAGATCTCGAGGAGCAGCCACAGCGACCCGGCCACCGCAGCCACCAGCACCGCTACCTGCAACAGGACTAAGCCCATTACCGCACCCCCTTTCGCGACTTGAACTCAGCACTCAGGGTCAAGAATGTTGCCACTCCGAGCCAAGCCAGTAGGCCACCGTCGCCATGCGTCGCACTGTAGAGGTAGATCCCCGCGATTGCAGCACAAAGGCTCCACTTCATCGCTCCCCCTTCCCGTACTCGCGCAAGCACGCCTGCATCGCCTGGAACCGCCCCACCCTCGGACTCAGCCGATCGAACATGTCCAACGCCTGCAGCACACGCTTCGACTCGGCCTCCATCGCCGCTATCGCTGCCGTGTCCGGCCGGTCCACCGCACACCGAGGGCACCGCCGCAGGCTGCCAGATCGGATGTTCGCCCCCTGAGCACACGCACACTCCCACTCGAAGCTCCGCAAGGGCTCGTTCATGGCTCGTCGTCGGCATAGATGTCGATTCCCCCGCGTGCGAAGGTGGCGCTGACCTCCTCCATGTAGTCGCTGAAGCGCGGCATCGGAAGGCGCTTCGTGCTACGTGCCACGCCGAGTTGTTCCCCATTCGGCAGATACAGCATCGCGTCCTGAAGCACTTCGCTCCGATGCTTCAACGCATCGTGCAACTCGTCCTTGCTGTACGGCATCAGGCTCGCCGCCTGCTTCAGCGCCCTGGAGTACCCGAGCCATAATCTGCGGTTCTGTGGCACCGACCGCCGCGCGTGGACGGCCTCGAGCTCGACGCGGATTGGCTCGTCGTGATACCGGGACAGCCATGCCGTCGCCTCGGGTGGGAGGATCAGACGGCCTTCGACGGCATGGCCCCGGAAGAGCATCAGGCGGCCTTGACTCGCGTGCCCTTCTTGCAGTCACCGCACATGAGCCAGCCCTTCGCCTTCGGGTCGGGCTGGACATTTACGCTGCCACAGTGCGCGCATGCTGGCGTCTGCGATGGCGGCGCCTCGCCCTCGTATGCGTCGGCACCCACCTCCTGCTCGCGCGTCACCGTCGGCGCTGGGCGTGGTGCCTCATGCGGCTTCGCCTCGCCGCTCTCGTCGTACCACGGCGTCGCGTCACGCCGGCGCCACTGCGGCTTCGTCACCCCCTTGCGCCAGACCTTGACCGCGTGCTTCGCGATCCAGCGGTCGCACCAGCGCCGATCCCAGCACTCCGACGCGATCCCGAGATCCTTGCAGCACCGAGTCAGCGCGTTCGACTTCGCGGCCTCGCACGCCGAGGCGTAGCTCATGCGCGCGTTGTTCGGCTGGTACTCCGTCTCTCCGATCGCCTCGGAGATGAACCGCCCGCCAGGGCCGACCAGCGCATACTCGCGCGTGATCGTGTTCCCCTGCATGGCGAACGGGCCGCGCGGCACGAGCGCCCAGCCGCCAGGACCGAACACCCTGTTCAACAGGCGCCGGTAGTGAACCTGGCTCACGTACACCTCGCCCGTAGGCAGGATGTCGTGCGCCTCATCCGGGAGCTCCTCGCCCAGATCCTTCGCCTGCTCCGTCGTCAGGCTCACGGTCGCCACGCCCGCATAGCCACCGAAGTCCTTCGCCTCATCTACCGCCTGGACCGTCACGGCACGCTCCCGATCCGGCTCGATCACGGCTACGGCTGTCTCGCTCATCTTCTCCCCCTCACGCATACCGGCGAACACGTCGGCTATCGGCGTCAGATGCCCGTATCCCCGAGCCCGATCCCGTAGAAGCTGCCGGCCTTGCTGTCTCCATTTTCGCTCGCCGAGCAGCCGTAATAGGTCACCACAGAGCTTGCAAAATCCGAGCACCTCGCCGGGAATCTTCGCGGGATGATCCCGCCACGGCTCGCCCGGACGCTCGCGGACCTTGCCGCAGCGCTCACAGCGCACCACTCACTTGCCTTCCGCCTTGGCTATGGCCTTCCTTGCCAGACTCGACTGCATCGATGTACTCGTTCATGGTCAGTGGTTCGCCGGACTTGCTGACATCGCAGCAAGCGTTGACGAGCCAGCGCAGCGCCTCCAACAGATCGTCGTGGCTGTTCACCCGCACGCGCAAGGCGGCAATGCTCGACTTCGTGCCGTGAACAACGTGATGCGAATGGTCGGTCGGGCTGTTCTCAACCCACCAGTCGTAGAACGCTTCGCGGCTGGCGTCAGAGGCTATCTCCCACGGCCTCGGCGTTGCCTTGTCGCTCATCGGGAGCACTCCTCGCGCCCGGCCCAAACAAGAGCCAATCTTTCTTCTCTGGCCCTCTTGGCAGCTTCTATCGAAGCATACGATCCGATATGCCGCTTCCCTAGCTGGGCATACCACTGCCCCTTGCGCTTCAGATAAATCCCTATCTCGCCAGACTGATTCCTTCTTGGCTCGCGATTGAGGGCATTTTGCTGGTGCGTAACGACGCGGAGATTCTCCCGCCGGTTATCTAGCCGATCTCGATTGATGTGGTCGGCCACCAAGCCAGCCCCCAACTTTCCGAGTATCTGTTGGTGCAGCCGCTTTCCTTTACTGGCTTGGACGTACCCATGAGACGAGATACACCACGTCTGCTTCGAAATCCAAATGGCGTCCTCCGGACCGATCTGAGCTATTCGACCATCACGAAACTGAATCCAGGCAGATTGCTCGGTCACCTTGACGGTGGATGTTCGACGGCTTTCGTTCCAGCACGCCTTGCTACAATACCGGGCTCGGTTGAACTCGTAGAGATCACGGAACATCTCACGGCAGAGCGTTACGCCACAACGAGGGCATGCCTTCATCTGTCTTCCCCACCTTCACAACGTCCGCACCAACCACCACGGTCGAGAACGTCTGGGCGCCGAGATCCACACGCAAGACAGGTACCCCAGCCCCACCGCGAGCCCACGAAGTTGACCCCCTCCTGGTAGCCGTTCTCTGCCAGCTCAAAGCGGATGGCCTCGGCTACGATGGCGCCGGCGCCGGCCTCGGGAAGTTCGTTGAACGGAACCAACGGACGAGGGAAGGAATAGATGGGCTCCAGGGGCTTGTCGTGCTGCGCCCACCAGTCCCGGGCCATCAAGGCAAGGTCAGCGTCACTCAGTTTCGCGCTCACGACTGCACCTTGACTTCAGGATGGACAGCCTTGAACACCCGCGTCTGGATCTCACAGCCGAAAACAAATCCGGCTATGAACATGTTGAAAGCCGCCATCGCGCTCGGCCATACCTGCCAACCGAAGCCGAGAAGCACGATGACTAGAACGGCCCGATACCCCGTGTCAAAACTCATCGGCCTGTCTCCTCCCCCGCCTCGCGCTCCGGTGCCTCGATCCGACCAGCCCACACGTCCTCCGCCTCGGCGCGCAGGACCGCCGCGATGACGTGCCCCGGCCCCTCGCGCGTCATCGGATCCGCCCGTTCACCTGATACCGCCCGGTCTCCTTGAACACGCGCCGCTTGAACTCGGCCATCGCCCACTCCAACTGCGACGCCTCAACGTGGACATGCACCGCCTGGAACTCCGCCGCGATCTGCTCCCACACCTCACGCTCGAGCATCCGATACTGCTGCAGGTCCGCGTTCGTCGCCGCCTTCGGCCTGTCGTCCGCACGCCGGCCAAGCCGCAGGATCGTGTGGACGTCATCATGCTCTACAACCACATAGCCGCCCGCTACGAGGGCGTCGTGCTCGATGCTGCCCGTCCGAACCGTCTTGAAGCCGTTCTCCAGCGGTAGCGCACGCATGGACGGCCTGGTGGGCGTCTCGCGTGAGTCGCTCATCGTGGTTTCCCCTTGGCGCCGTTGAGCGCCTTCCTGATCCCCTCGACCTTGAGCGCAGGAATACCCCCCTCCCCACGCTCCCATCGGCTGACCGTCCGCTCCGTCACGTCCAGCCGTATCGCCGCCTCGCGCTGCGTCAGCGCCAGCCGCTCCCTCAGCTCCCGTAGTTCCTCGCCTGTCATGCCTCACAATCTAGCACGAAATTCTATCTTGTCAAGATGGCGTTTTTGGCCTATACTCTCGGCATGAAGTTCCGCCAGACGGCAAGGCTCTTCGATTGGATGGTGGCGGTGGAGCTACCGCCCGTTGTGCCGCGCCGCTATTCTGGGGTGCTGACCGTGGTGGAGAACGGGAAGGGATGCCTCGATATCGACACGGTGAAGGGCTGCACCCGAGGCATGGCGGCGTATCCGATCGGTGGCTGCTACGGTGAGTGCTATGCGGCCAAGGCTGCGGCTCGCTACGGTATCGACTTCACCGTGAGCGTGAGCCGGCGCATCCACGGCCGCGAGCATCGGGGCACGCTCATCCGGATGATGAATGATATCCCCGTGTCCTGGTATCGCGTCGGCACGGCTGGTGATCCATGCCATGACTGGTCCGGGACGCTATCGACGCTGCGAGCGCTCCGGCATACTAAAAAGACCCCGGTCATCGTAACGAAGCACTGGCTGGCGTTGGACAATGAACAGATTGACGCGCTCCGAGAGTTGGGCGCAGTAGTCAACACATCTATCAGCGCCCTCGACACCGAGGCAGAACTGAGGCACCGACTCCAGCAGCGTGACCGCCTACGTGATGGCGGCGTCACGAGCGTCTGTCGTGTCGTCACCTGTGATTTCACGTCACCCGAATTGCGAGAGAAGCAGGCATATCTGCTCTCGCTCGCGCCGATCATAGACAATCCACTTCGAGCGACGAAAGCCCATCGGCTAGCGCAGAGCGGACAGATCACGCTCACGCGGCGTAACGGTTCGATAGGCGGCGGCAAGCTGGTATCACTGCACAACCCATCAATTTACATCGGGCAATGCGCCAACTGCCCGGATCAATGTGGCGTCCCTGGGGGGGAGCAAATCACGATGACGCAGAAGCAACTGTTCTCGCGTAAGGTGGAGTTCCAGTACGTCAAAAGCGTCATTGGTTCTGGATACGAGCAAGCCGTAGCAACGCTCGCCCTCGAAGACGGAATCGCTCACAGGGCCGCGCGGAAGAACATGCAGATTCACTCCGCGATCATCTTGCTCATCGACGAAGCCTTCGCCGGCTTCATGACATTCCAGGTAAACGATGAGGTTCGGGAGTTCTGTCTGTTACAGTCCGTCATCAAGCCCGAGTTGCATACGACCGAGCTCTACTGTTCGATGGTACAGCAGGTGATAGACCGAGCTAATGCGTCAGGCTATCCATGCTTCATGACCACCGACCCCAAGTCAAAGTTCGAGACACCGAAGCTTTTCGAATCCCTTGGTTTCGAAACCTACCTGAAGATGGGCGAGTTCCATTACATGTGCCGTGGCACGGCTGCCGATTCACGGCTGAAGCTTCTCGCGCATATCACCATGACGAACGTATGGGATTCGACGCGAGGGATGTGGCTGACGCTCAAGAAAGACTGGCGTGAGAAGATCGAGGCGACCGGTAAGGCCCGCGACATCCCAAACCCGATGTTCGCCTCGCGCGACGGCTGCTGGCAGGGGACGAACGGATTCGCCAACGTGGTCACCGGGCACGCGCACAACGGGAACGCATCGGTACTCGACTCGGTCGCCTGTGAAGTGGTGCTGCGTTTCTTCATGCCACGCGATGGCCGGCGCATCTATAACCCCTTCGGCGGTGGCGTCCAGTTCGGCTACGTCGCTGGCTCCTACGGCTACGAATACCTGGCGAGCGAGATACGGAAGAACCAGTGCGATGCGAACAACCTGCTCTGTTCTGACTTCACGGGCGTGACATGGGAACAGTCCGACAGTTCGACCTACGAACCAGAGGGCATGTTCGATCTGATATTCACTTGCCCGCCTTATTACAAGGTCGAGAAGTACCTCGACTACGACGGGAAGCCGCCGGCCGGCGAGATCAATTCGCTTGCTACCTACGATGAGTTCCGCGACACGTTGTTTGCTGGCTACGCGAGAGCAATCGCGCACCTGAACGACGGATGCTTTTTCGTCGTGATGACCGGCGACAGCCGTGACGGGAAGGGCGCCTACCACTGTTCCGAGGCCGAGACGGAGCTGTTCCTGCGGGGCCAAGGCCTGAGCATCTACAACAGAATCGTCTACCTCGAAGGTGAATTCACGCGGCTGGCCCAAGCAAAGGTCACGCTGAATACGCGGAAGTTCCCGAAGCGCGAGCAGAAGATCATCGTGGCCTACAAGGGCAGCACATCCGAGATAACCGACCGCTACGCAAAGATCGGTAGACTGTAATGCTGCATCTTGACCACCAGCTTCACATGCTGCGCGATGCCCGCCCGGGATCGGGCGCGGCATGCTTGCGCGAGTATTTACTCAAGCGTGCCCGAAACCTGCCAGAGTCATTCTGCACTCGTGGACATCGGACATTCGCTTCATCCGGCGACTGCTACACCATGCGCGAGCTCGAGCCGGGGCTCTACGAATACGTGATCGGCCCCTGTAGCGAGCTCCCATGAGCCAGAGAGACCCCTAGGGGGCTGTTCTTGGACGGTCTGACAGGCATCACAGAATGCCACCGATTGCGGTTGCAATAGCCTCAGGAAGGATTTACCCTGGGGTATCGATGCGTAGGATGTCAAGGCGATCTAATGCCTGTACCTACTGTCACCGCACCTTCGGATCTTTGGTCACTTGGAATGGTAAGCCTGTACACCTGAGAATGGAGCGCGAGCATCCGCGCCCTAAGGCAGCCGGTGGAAGGGGAACCGTCCCAGCCTGCCATGTCTGCAACAGAATCAAGGGATCTTTGGTATTCAACTCTCTGTCTGAAATCCAGAACTATTGTCTGGACGCCTTGCATAAAGACGCATCGAAAACCGTCGTCGCACAACCACTACTCGAGCAGAAATCAAGAACTTGCGCACGTCCCTCTTGCGCGGCAGAGTTCTATTCCTCACAGCCATCGGCCAAGTACTGCAGCCGACAGTGTGGTTATGCCGCTTGGGATGCAGCCCACCCACGAGTCCACCTTATCCAGCCGACCAAGCCCTCCACCACGCCTAAGCCAAAAAAGGCCGGGCGTAAACCCGGCGTAAGACGCACCATGTTGCCGTCTCAGATCACAAAACCAGCGTCTGCGCCGTACGGAATGCGGACCTGCGCTACGTGCGGCCAGACATGGAATCCGCCAACCGCCCACGCCGAAGCCTGCTGCCAGACCTGCTCCATGATCCACAGCCTGCTCAAGCGGCTGCTTGAGGACATGAAGCCCCGGAATCGGGAGGCGTGGATTTCGACCGTCATCCATGCGGCCGTGAACGTCTGGCGCGTGACAGCGCGGCCTTGAGTGTGCTAGCCTCAACCCGTGAGGCTCCTGTGGCAACCCTCGGATTCGTGCCCACTCCCGAGACGCTGCTCGTCCAGCATCCGTTTTGCCTGGACTGTGGGGCCTGCCTCGTGTGCGACGACCCGCACCGCGAGTGCCCTGCCGAGCCAGTCCTGAAGCTGGACACACCCCCAGACGACCAGCGAGCGTCTAGATTCTAGACTGTCGTTTTCCGCTTGACAGGCGGAACATGTCTAGATATTATGTCGTACAGATGGGTATGGACACGATGAGCAAGGCAGCGACGCACAAGGTCACGGCGACCCCGGCAGGCTTCGAGGTCGTCTCCGGCTCGTCCGGCTCGAAGTATCTGGTCGTCCCGCTCAGCACTGGCGGTGCGACGTGCAACTGCGCCTACGCTAAGCACCACAGCGCCATCGCGTCCACGTGCTCGCACGTCAAGGCCGTTGAGGCGTTCGCGGCTACGGCCCCCGTGCGGAAGTCTGGCATCCGGCTCGCGGGCGTTCGTGGCGAGGCGCTTGAGGCGTTCTGGGCGGGCAAGGTGGACGCGCAGCACGCGGTCGCGCAGATGCGGGGAGTTTGGCGCTGTGCCGGTGGCGGTGCGTGCCGTTGCGATGGGCACATCCACGCTGGCGAAATGATGCGCATCGAGCCCGTGAAGCCTACAGGGCGCGTCTGCTGGCTCTGTGACGGGGCTGGGGAGGTAGAGACGCTGGTGTGCAACGGTCGGGACTACCGCGACCTTGGGCACAAGTGCTCCGATACGTGCTTCCGCCGCGAGGCCTGCGTGAACTGCCAGGGAAAGGGAGTGGAGGGCTGACATGTACGGCCATGATGCAAGTGCGGTCTGCGCAGCGTGTGGGTTCACCTTTGACGTACATGAGTTTATAGCGCATACGTTTATATCCCCCAACCGCAATAGTGCGGACTCGCACGAGTGCGCGTGCGAACTACGGCGACCGACGGCCGATGCTCCGAGCCACACGCACGACAAGCAGTGTGACGCATGCCCGGTACTCGTCGCACGGGAAGGCTGAGCCATGCCGCAGCCTGACGACGTGATGGCTGAGACGCTACGGCAGATCGCCCGCGAACTGGGCGAGCGGATCATGCGCGAAATCGAGGAGCAGGAACATGCCGAAGGCTGAGATGACCACGAGCGAGCAGGCCCGAGCGGACGCGATGGCGGATGCGGAGACGCTGCGGCTGAACGCTTACTTGGCCGCGATGCCATGCTGGCGCACCGTGCTGCGCATCTCGATCCAGCAGAACCGCGATTTCGCGTATGAAGATGGGCGCTATGCGGCAGATCGAGCCTTCCGCGCCGTGCCGGGGCTGAGGGGCTGAGCCATGCCGCACTACGACGAAGACATGACCGCCGAGGAGTGGGCTCGCCAAGAAGCCTACGACGCCGCCGAGGACATGGTGCGCTTCGAGCGCGAGTACCGCTTCCGCGAGGATACCCCGCCCGAGCCCGAGGAGGAATGATGACCGCCCGCTACTACTGCGCCTACTGCGGCCTCGAGCGCCTCGCCCGCCGATGCTCCTGCGCCGGCTCCCACACCGACGTCTCGCGCCTCAAGGCGATGGCAGACGCACACCGTCGGGCCGCCGCGCTGAATCCCGCCGAGGCCGCCGTGAACCTGGCAGACGCCGAGCGGCTCGAGCGGCAAGCACAGGCGATCAAGCCGCTGTCATGGGGGCGATGATGAAACGCAAGATCAAGCCACGAGCAGGAACGCCATGGGCGCGTCAGGTTTGGAAGCTAGCCTATCCGGGCGAGCCGTGGCCGAAGGGCTGGCGCGTCGAATGGGTCGGCTTCATGCGTGGCGCCGCTGGCCTGACGATCTACTCGGAGCGACGCGTACTGCTGAGCCTCGGGGACCGCAAGCGCATCAACCCCATTGCCACGCTGGTACATGAGTTCATCCACATGCGCTGCGGACATGAACTGCGGCACGGGCGCGAGTTCCGCAGTCTCGAACGCGCTGCACTCATGCGCGTCTGGGGGCTGTAGTGAGCACCACGCCACGCCTCTGCTCCCTCTGCCAGCGCCATCCGGACGCCTGCGTCTGCTCCGACCGCTGCATCCGCTGGGGAAATGGGCCGGACCGCTGCGTCAAGCCATACGATCACCTCGGGCCGTGCACGGACATGTCAGCCGACGACCTGCTGAAGGCGCTACGAGAGATCGCCAAGGGCGAAGGCCGATACAGCCGCGACCCACTGGAGCACGCATCGAACACCATCGAAGACATGAAGGCGCTTGCCGAAAAGGCCATCACCAAGGCCACAGGAGAGTCCCAGTGAGCTACGCCAAGGTCGTCGTCGCCATCCTCGACAGATCCGCTCGCGCCGGCCGCGCCGTCGCCTCCGTGTCACCCAGCACGGCCACCCCGCTCGACGCCTGGGCCTACTGGCTCGACCGCGATGGCCGGTCCATGACACGCCTCGGGAAGCACCTCCGCGAGCGATGCCGGCGCCGCTTCCTCGACGAGTTCGAGACGGCTCGTCGGCCCCAGCCAATCCCTCACGGCTGAGCGAGCACTAGCCCCCGCCCTCGGGCGGCGCATCGTAAGCATGCGCCACCTCGGGCGCGTTCGGCAGCGGCATTTCCACGATCTCCAGCAGGCTCGTCCGCTCCATCGTCGTGTTCTTCGCCACGTCGATCTGATCCCGAACACGCCCAAGGATGACCACCGAGCCGTCCATCTCCTCGGGTGCCACGCAGATCAGATTCCCGCCCCCACGACTGCCACGGAATATCTGCTTGTGGAACTGCTCGTACTCGGTCGAGCTCGGGAAGACGAAGTTCAACAGCAGCGTCCGCTGCGGTGCCTGGTTGTGCAGGCTGATGAACTGGTCCCCGATGTCACTCTCAAGTCGCGTCTGGCGATCCTGCCATCGAAGCGTCCCGCCATACGAAGGATTGTGGAGCAGATCATAGTACTGCCCCAGCACGAGCTCGCCCATGTACATAAGAGAGTCGGTATCTGGAGTCCCGTCCAACAACAGCCGCCAGAACCGATAGGCCGTCAGCCCGGAGGTCGCGGCGTCGTAGAAGCTATCGCGCCGTAGCGTCATGGTCGAGAACGGCGTCCACGATTGCCCGTCCGTGCTGTACTCGATCGTGGGCGTGATGAACGGCGGGATGTTGTGCCCATGCACCGAGAACCAGTTCGTGGACGGCCAGAGTTCCAAGGCGTCGAATCGCGCTGCGGACGAAGATTGGAGGTAGACCCTGAGAGTCACCGTGTCGCTGAGGCACGTGTCCAAGCTCTCCACCGAGAACTTCACACTCGACGTAGCCCAACTCGTGGACGACACAGTGAGCACGTTGCCCTGGCTGCTAGTCCATGTAGCCGCCGTGGAAAGCCAATTGCCGGTCTGTCGGTTCCTGATCCGCGCGGCGCCGGTATTGCGTGCCGCCCCGAAGAAGTTCAACTCCTCTCCACTACGCACGGTCACATCACGGTATGCGATGACCTCATCCGCAGTCGCCTGAAGTACCGCACCATACGTTCCCGTATAGGCGCTATCGGAGCTAGTGGAGATGGTGCCCGAGCCACCCAAGATACTCCACGTAGCCGCCTGTCCCGAGCTTTCAAACTCCCCGAGAAACAGATTCAGATCGATGAACACGTCTGAGTCGTCTTGCGCCGAGCCAAAAATCGCAGGCTTGGAACTCCGGTTGTCGAATAGATTGGTTGACGGAAAGAGCGTGTGTGCCGACGGCTGCATGTACGACGTGCTCGCGGTGCGCGTCAGGTGATTCAGATACGGCCCCGTGAGCATCTTGAATGACATCGCTTAACTCCAATCCATCACAGGCTCAGCAGCACGAGTTCGCTCGGGCAATGGTCACCGATCGTGATGTTGGAGATGTGACCGTCGAGCATCAGATCGGGGCGAGCTAACAACTCGGCAGGGTCGATCGTTGTGCCCAGATAGACATCGCATTCCGCGTCTGGGATCAGTGTGGTGGCGCCGGAGAAAGTACCATGCGTGAAGACGCCCGCCGTATTCCCGAACCACAGATCTAACGCCTGGCCGCCGAGACCGTACTCGTCTAAGTCCTCAGAGGTCCAACGACAGATTATCGTATACGTCTCACCCTCAACCGGCAGGTCTGTACCAGAAACCACCACGCTAGCTATGAAGCCGCTAAGCGTGGGGCCTACCCGTAGATCATATTGGCCGACGGTTGCGCTGGTCCTCGAGTAGTGACAGCGCAAGCGTTCGAGTGCCGTAACGCCATCGAAGTCAGACGACCAGATGTACTTGACGTCAGCGTCCGCCAAGTCCGTATGGCTCCAGCCTGGAGTGATCTGGCACTTCATGAATCCACGTGTCGGACTCAGCACGCGCACCGGAGAGTCGTTGACGATCGACGTGTAGTTGACGACCCGCGTAACAGCGCCCGCCTTTGTCGGAAGCGGAGATCGGAAGCCGTGGTATCGGCTCACCACCTCAAGCAGTTCCACTCCCTGGATCTGCGAAATCTGCGGAAGACTAGAAGCCGCCGAGAAGTGCCCGACGGCGACGGTGATGTTGACGGCCCCGCCAGCCGTCGTGTCGAAGAGCTTGGTCACGAAGCGCGCGGTGTCGATCACGCCAGAGCCGGGGGTCAGCGAGATCGTCTGCGTCGATCCCTGCCACGTGCCGTCCGAGTCGCGCCAATACTCGCCAGTATCCGAACGTGAGATCCGCAGCCCCATGCGATCGTCGGCGCCGCCGTCCTTATAGTAGACTTTGACCACGAATTGCTTGTTCTCAAGACTGTTGACGGTCTGGGAGAAGTAACTCGCCTCACCCGCTGCGTAGGTGGCGAGCTGCGTCGCGCGCCTAAATCCAGTCGCATCAATCAACGTATAAAGCAGCCACTCCACCGCGATTGCCGCACCGCTTGTGGTCTTCGTCCAACTCGTGAAGACGTTCCCAGATCCCTCGCTGAACGTGCTGTTCAGTAGATGATTCGTGTCGCCACCGCCCTCACAGCGCAGCCCGAATGTGTCCACAATCGGATTGTTCGCGAGTACTTCCTGCCACGCATCATCCCCTGGAGGCCGGACGCCATAGCCCACCTGATCCCGAACCGTCTGCCATCCACCGGCGCGGTCAAGGATCGCGATGCCGTTGAGATCATCCGTCATGCCGATGTTGGTCAGCAGTGGGGACCACCAGGACGCATAGATTTCCCGAAGATCGACGCACTTCACTGCGATCTTGGCCGGCGATAGCGGATCGTAGACTTCCACGACGAACAGCGGAATGAGCCGCCACGTATCGTAGCGTCCCGTTCCGGTCGGAGCCTCGGGCATGAGCTCGTGCGCGGTCCAGATCGTCTGCCCTGGCTGGATGTTGGAAAAGGCCGGAGGCACCTCGAACATCACATACCGCACCGGCTTTCGTCTGAGTCGCAGCAACGTCGAAACGCTGGTTCGTACCGAGTTGGTGACGTAGGCATACGGTCGCTCGAGCAGCAGCGCGTCAGTAACGCTGATCGTCTCATCCAGATCCTTGGTGTAGTTGGCCGGGATGTTGATGAAGGAATACGTCCCTCCACCCGCCAGCAGGATTCTCTGCGTTACAACCGTTGTAGATTTACTGGTCCGCGCCGTGCCGATGGGTTCGCAGTAGATGTCCACCAGTTCCGGCACGTAGGTCGGCATGGTGGCCTAGTCTATGTCCAGGCGATACGTTACCTGCAGCGTGTCCGTGTCTACCACATTGATCGCCGTGAAGATTTGCCGGCACAGCATCGTCGCCGATGATGTGGCTGACGAGTCGAAGACGCCCGCTTCGACAATCGGATACGTCCCGGTCGTCGAGAAGGTAAACGTCTTGACGAGTTGCGCCGTATCGTTCGTGACGTCTGTGGTGATCCGGCTGAGCGTGGCGAGTGCTCGCTGCCCGCCAGCAGTGGTCATCTCAGCGTAAAGGGCGGTGTCAGATGATGCCACCGCCGTGGTGCTGGTGCCGATGGCAATATAGGAGAATGGCGACGTAGAACCCGTCTGGATGATGAGTCCTGCCACGGCCGCCGCTCCCGCATCTACGATCAGGTTTTTCACGATGCGGTCGTCTATCAATGTCCCGGATCGATAGTGCTGGAAATGGAAGCGCCCGTGAAGCTTGACGCCCTGCCGTATCATGTCTGCCTCGAGGGCGCCCAGAACATCTGCATTGACGTATCCTCGAGCTCCCCGGTCGTTGGATCCTCCACGTCAAGCATCCTCAGAAACTTGTTGTCCACCGAGTCGCGCAGGTAAGCCGCGCTGATCTTGCTGGTGATGTCGCTTGAGTCGAGCCTGTACTGGAACGCGCTACCGATCGTATCCTCGCGTCGAATCATGGGGCTGGTCCCGTCCCAGTAACCGGGCCACTCGGCGCTCAGCACGCACATCTCGACCTTGCCCGCCGTATTCCAGAAGGGTCGGAACATCGGGAAGGACTCGCACCATTCGCGGATCGTGGAAAGTGCCGTGGCCTGATCCGTCATGAAGCGCGACCCCTCGAGGCCGTGGTTGTTTGCCCATGTCGCAGCCGCATCCCAGGACGCCGTATCCAACAGGTTGTCGGTCATGTCCCATGCGCCTGTAATGTAACCGCGCGTCCGGTTGGCTGCGAAGTTGACGAGGAAATGACGTAGCTGCGTCACCGGATTCGTGATGACGTCGGCGCCGGTGAACACGCCCGGTGTCGTCAATGGATAGCCATAGAGGTCGGCCGTCACGGTTGTGTCGGTGCTCGGGAAGTTGATGAACTCGACTATCGTGAATATCTTCCCGCCGGCCAGAGAGCCGTAGACCTTGTTGTAGTCCGTGGTGTCGGTCTGCTTGGTGACGGTGGTACTGGCGGTCACGTAGACATCCTTGATGTAGCTCGCAGGTCCGATGTTCGTCGCGCGCCATGAGTTTTCGCCGAGCCACACCGGCACCGTCGGCACCATCCCATGATTCAGGTTCAATGCCGTGCTGTCATGCTTCCCGTACACGATCGCCGCATAACTCCGATCGAACGCCGGATCCATCTGGAACCATTCGCTCTTGAGGTATGGCCACGCCGGGAAGTGTGCCCTCAAATTCCGCTCGTCGGTCTTCAGGTTCAATCGCACCTGGCCCGTCATGAACTCCCACGAATCCAGCAGTCCGGTGAAGCGCGTGTCGTAGTCGTCATCCGATCCCGGCACCACGCGCAGGATCACGGCCGCACTCTGCCGATTGTCCCCGTTGAGCAGCGCATCGCGCACACGGTTGTCTGGATCGCCGACCGTCACTGACGTTGCGTAGCCCGACAGACCAGCGGAGCGCAGTTCGATCTGCTGGCGTAGCCCCGTCCATCCACCCCTGACCACACGCGGATCGTAAGCTCGGGTGCGGGCGCGCACGGCCCGGTCGGACAAGTTCATCGCCGTCGTCAATGCTGGAACGGTATCCGATCCGACATTCCATGTCGCATCATTCAGCGTGATCTCGCACACGACCGCCAGGTCGTTCGGGTTGGCCTGAGCCTCAGCCGCGAACTCGCCCGAGAAACTCACCGCAACCCCTGATCCCGGAGTATCTGCTGGAACAGCGTGTTGCTCCGTACCTGGCGGACGAACTCCTCGATCTGGTATTGAGTCAGTTCGGCGCGGGACTCATTCGACATGAGCGGGTCGTTGCTGAACGTGGGGTTGAATGTCAGGCTCGGGCCAGCCATCGAAGCGGCTTGCTTCTCCGTGACGACAGCCTCGCGGCCATGAAGTACGACTGGCGTGCCCGGCCCGAAGTCCTTGAATCCACCCGTGCCGTGCTGGAAGCCTTCGTATGGTTCAATCGGTCCGCCGCCCTCATAGGGTGGAATGAATGTCTCGCCACCACCGCCGCCGCTTTCGGTGTAGTTCCGGTTCACGTTGACATTCACGTTGAGGTCGTTCGGGACCGAGCTCGCCAAGTCCTGCATGGCCTGCTTCGCCCGCAGTGCGCTCGCGGGCACATCGGCACCGAGCACCTGCGCGATGCTGACGAGCACGTCGAGCATCGCCATCTGGGGGTCGGTCTTGAACGTGATCCCATTCTGGTCGGCCAGCGCCTTCAGGCGAGCCATATCCGCGTCAAGCGGGACGCCAAACTGCTCGGCCGCAGATATCGCAGCCTGGATGCCGGGCGCCACGGCCAGAAGCGCGGTTCGCATGTCGGCGCCGCCGGCCACAGCCTCATCGAAGAGCTGGGCTGTGGCATCCTGCATCGCCACGAACTGATCCGTTGACAGGTAGCCGGCATTCGCCAGCCCGATCATCGCCTGCGTGATACCGTCGATCCCCTCGAAGATCGGGCGCAAGGTTTCGTCTTGGAGCGTGGCGAAGGCGCCACCGAAAGGCCCGAGGATTGCTGACACGGCCTCCGGGCCAAGCGTCTCCGTCAGCGTCTCGTGGAGCGTGTTGTAGCTGTCCTTCATGGCGTCCACGGCGCCGACGATGCCGCGCTCAGACACCATCGCGTCGAACATTGCACCGAACACGATGCCCGACGTCTTACCTATCTCCGCGAGCCTCTCTGGCGTTGTCGTCGCTGAGTCGTTTAGTTTCTTGATGGCTGCGACGTACTTGTTGATCCCGGCGAGCGCGCTGTCCAGTTGCGCGCCTACAAACGCCTTCATCTCGGGCGTGACCTGGCCGAGTTCGCGAGCCCGCTTGAGGAGGCCGACCATGGCCTTGTCGCCCACGGTTCCGGCTGCGATGGCGGCATCGGCGACCATCGTGAACGCCTTGCCGAGTTCGGCGAGCCCTTCCTTGGCGGGGACCGCACCGGAGGCGATAGCGTTCATCAGGTCGTTGATCTTGCCGGTGAACTCGCGGGGATCCTTGCCGGACTCGCCCATGATCTTCGATGTAGCCAAGAGCGAGGCCATCGTGCGGCTGAGGTTGTGCGTCTTGGCTATGGCTTCGATTTCCTTGGCGAGGCCCTGAGAGATATTCACCCCCCAAGACTTGCCTACGTCCTCCATGATCTTCTTGTACTCTGGCTTCCTCAGAGCCCCGACAAGGCCGACAACCGCGCCTGCCACCGCACCGACTGCGGCACCGACAGGACCGCCCACCATGAAGCCGATTCCCGCTCCAGTTAATGCTCCAGATGCGATACCGGCGGCTTTACCTTTTTCCTGGCCCGTCTTGTAGATGCTGGCAACCGCGCTCAAGCCGGCGCCGATCTTCCCGGCGGTTGTCGTCTGCGCCGCGAAATTCTGGACTGCCGCCGTGGCAGTCTGTAGCCCCGATACGATCCCGCCCAGCGTGGAGTCGGCGCTGATCCCGACAGCATCGAACACGTCTGCTATGCCGTTGAGGATGTCCCCGAAATCCCTGAACAGTGCGCTGACTTGTGCGTATCGCTGAGCCTCAAATGTGGCCTCAATCTCTGCGGCGGCAAGCCGTTCCCATGCGGCGATCTCGGCCTCTATCGCGGCGATGATGGCCGGATCGGTGGCGGCAATCTGCCGCTTTCGCAGTTGATCGATTTCCAGGTCTGCATCAACGGCAATCTGCGCCCGCCTGATGTCGTACTGCTGGCGTATCGAGAGCGTCTCGTCCTGCAACATCCGCTGCAGAATGTCCCTCCTGCTTCTGTCGATGGCTATGAGAGCCTTCGCGTTCGCCTCGGCGGCTTTCTCGTCTTCCTTCCATCCTTTGATCTTCAGGGCGGCTTGCTTGGCGATGTTGCCCTCGGCCTTCTTCGTCATCTCGTCCAACGCCTTCTCGGCCAACTGCGGGACGCCCTTCATCGCTGCCGTCTGCGCGAACGCCTGGATCGCAGGACGTAGGCTGTCCGGGATCTTCGCGCCCTTCTCGGCAAGACCGATTAGCCGCTTGCCGAGATCGTCCAGATCGACGCCAGTAGCACGTCCACTCTTCTGTAGAGCCGTGAACGCTGCGGCGATGTTGTCTACCTCAGCTTGTGCCTTCGCTCCCGAGAGACTGTCCATCTCGGACTGCAGTTCCTTGGAGATTCCACCCCCGCCGCCAGTTGGCTGCTCAAACAGAGACGGAAACATCTCCCGTCCCCACGCCTTGTTCTTGTCCGCAGCTACACGCTTGTCGAATGCGTCGAGTGCTTCCATCCCACGGGCAATGGCTCCGGGCGTGTCCTTAGAGAGCGAGGCCATACGCTCTTTCATTCCGTCCATTGCGCCACTGAGAAAGACAAACCACTTCGCTGCATTTTGCGCCCCGGTGGCAATGGCTTGGAAGAATCCCGCTATCGGGCCGTGGCTATCCTTTACCGCCAAGGCCATCTCGCGAATGCTAGATGCCAGGCTCCTAAGCGCCTCGCGTACTTCTGGAGTATTCAACGCAGCCCCGATCTGCTGACCGAGTTCCTTCCATGCGGTGCCGATCGCATCTAGTGCATCGTCCATGTCCTTCCCGGCTGCGATCTGCTCCTTACTCAGGTTCACGTAGCGATCAGCACTCACTGCGTATTGTTCGAGAGCAGGCAGGACATCCATGTACGCGCGCCCTAAAAGCTTCTGTGCTGCGGCATTCCGCTCCGTTACGTCTGTCATCGATAGGAGCCGCGTACTGACGATGCGAAGCATTTCCTCTGGGCTGGCGTTCTTCAGTTGCGTCAGCGACAGCCCCATTTCCTTAATGGCTTTGCTGTCGTTCCCGATCGCAGCCTCCATCTTAGCTACGGCCCTGACCAATACTTCAGAGTTAGTGCCTGTCTCTTGTGCGGCCTTGCCAAGACCTTGGATCATGTCTGTAGACAGGCCCGTGACCTTCGCCATCTTGTCTATCTGTTCGGAGTACCGTGCGACATCCGCGACCAGACCAGCTAGCGTTGACCCGAATTTTATGGCTGCCCCTATTGCAATCGTGATCCCAGCAGCCATGGCTGCCATTCCAACTGAGAATCCAGTTGCCGCTTGCGCAGATCGGTCGAATCCTGCGTTCATCTTGAGCGCTTCAGAATGCATTGCGCTCATCCGCATCGCGGCGCGCTGTGCCTGTTCAGTCCACTGCGCCGTGCTTTGCGCTGCCTGAGTTGCTCCCTTGCTTACTGCCTCAAAGGCCGCGATCATCTTGACGCGCTGGCTCTCTGTAGCATTTGCCAACGCAACGATCTGATCCCGCGTAAGGTTCAGCGCATTGGTGATCTTGCTGACGCCCTGCTCTACACCAGAGGCGTCAAACTCTAGCTTGGCCTTGACAGATCCGAGGTTGACATCGCCCATTAGAACGCCACCGGATCACGGAGCATGGACGCCACCACGCACCCGATCTTGCCAGCATCGCTCCCGCTGGTAATCCGAACACGAAGCATCTTGGGCGTGGCCTTGTCCGCATCCGGCACGGAGCATTGACCAGGATTGGACGACACTTCTAACTGCGCACCCTCATCGAGCCGAAGCAGAATACCAATTCCCTCCGCAGCCTCGCGAGCCGCTACCGCTTCCTGCCTGCGAAGCCGCGTCATTGGCCCGGGACGTTCAATGTATTCTCGCCTCGCACGGCTCTCGATAAGCAATGCATCGACACAAGCCCGATACATCTCTGCTGAAGTATACAGTTCAATCGGCTTCGCCACTTCCTTGGAGATAGGTTTACCGGCCTCGGACTGTGCCAGCAACAACGCGCCCAGGATCAGCAGGCTTGGCGCGCTCACGCTGCTTCTCCGGCACGTACCCCGGCGGCGAGTACCGCTCGAGGAACATCGAGAAATTGATGTGCTCGAACGCCCCGAACGCCGACGCGATGATGTACGTGCTCCAGGCCGTGAGCAGACACTGCCGGTTCCACTGCCGCTGACGCCCGCGCATCAGCGTGAACAACTCGGCCGGCTGAAATCGGTTGGCTTGCCACGGGGGAATCTGGAGCTCGGAAGCTATGTCGTCCATCCATCGCTCGAACTCCTTGAGTGGAACAGCCGCTAGCCGGTTCTCTTGATCGGTTCCACGACCCTTGGAACCTTTTCGTCCCCGGCCTTCTCTTTTCCCTCGTCGGCCTCTTCCTCAGCCTCAGCTAACGGAGGATTCCACCCCATCACCCCACTCGCCAGCAGCCCGATGATCGCGTGCGACAGCGGCTCGTAGATCGAGCCGCCGGCCTCGATCTTCTCCTGTAGCCACTTCGACACCTGATCCTCGGTGACCTTCGGCCCGCTGTGCCGCAGGCCATAGAAGATCAACGCCTCTTGGCACTCGATCCGGCCGCCGAGGGTGGGCTTCCCGTCTACGAGCGGAAACGCCTTCGCGTAGACGAAGTCCTTGATATCGCAGTCGAAGCGACTCTCGATCTCTACGCGCTCCTGCCGCGTGTACCGCAGCAGACGCTTCTTCCCCCCGAGCTCGACGTAATACTCTTTCGCCATGTGACCGGGATCCTTTCTGGATTAGGCGGTCGCCACACTGAATGCGCCATGCTTCGTGAACTTCACCTTCATCTGAGAGACTTCGCCGGGCTTCTCGTCTTGCACGTTCAGATCGTCCGTGATCAGCGCCTCGAGCGTCCAGGCCGGATTGTCGGTCGAGGTCGCCGTGTCGTGCTTCTTCACGATCACGTCAAACGCGCTCGGCTGCCACATGAAGTTGAGCGCCGCATTCCCGACTAGGCTCGAGGACGATGCATTATCGAGGTAGCTGGTCGCGGAGTTCGCAATCGAGGCGAGCAGGACGCCCGTGGTCGATCCGCCCCCCGCGATGCTGCGGTAGAGGTTCTTGCCAGTGACGAACCACTCCGTACTCGCCGGGATCGCCGTCAGGGCCACCTCGCCAGACGTGGCAGAGACAACCGTCACGGAGGCATACGTCGAGGGCGCCGTCTCGAAGGCCGGGAAGGTGTAGGTCAGCCAGTACCGGTACGCTCCGGCGATCAGGTTGCCGGTCGAGCCCGACAGCGCGGCGGTCGGCGCCGATGCCGGCGTCTTGGTCCCTGGCTCGTTCTGGAACAGCAGATGCGTCCGGAGCGTGTTCTCGATCGAGCCCGTGGACAGGTCGTTGAGAAACGTCGCCTCAATCGAGGCTAGGCCCAGACCGGCCCGGAACCTGCGCGACGTGTCACCGAACGCAGTTACGTCTCTAGACTCCTGTCCGTCGTTCAGCAGGATCTGAACGCAGTGATCGGAGAGGTCCGTTCCAGAGACGGAGATGAATCCGTCCCACGATACTTGAATCGCCACCTGTTCGCCTCCTCAACGGCCCCCTACGAGGAGCTGGTGTAGATGTTGAAGGCGTCATACGGCATGAACTTGACCTTGAGCTGGCTCACCTCACCGGGCTTCTCGTCCAGCGCGTTCACGTCCCCATCGATGATGGCGGTCATAGAGTACTCGGGGTTGTTCACGCTGCGCGCCGCGTTGTCCTTGCGCACGGTAACAGGGAATCCGGTCGAACTCAGGGCGATGAGCCCGGTCAAGGTCTGAGTCACCGATCCCGAGGCCGTGTCGCCCCAGAACGTCGCCTCGATCGAAGACGTGCCGAGGCCGGCGCGGAAGCGTCGAGACTGATCGCCCATCGCAGTCACATCGCGGCTCTCCTGACCATCGTTGACGATCACGCCGACGCAATGGTCCGAGAGATCCACGCTGTTCACGAGCACCTGGGCGTTGTAGCTGACTACGATCGCCATGTTTCGTTCTCCTTCTTCACTACCCTCGGACCTTCATGGCCTCGAAGTTCAAACTGAAGCGATGCTGGGCGTTCTCGTCGTCTGGCGCGAAGTGGATCGGCGGCTGCAAGGCCCGCACGTGCAGATACCGCGTGGTGCTCAGCGTCGTCTCGCTCAAGTAGTCCAGCGTCGAGTAGATGTCTTCGGCCATCGTCCGTGTGTTCTGGAAGTCGCTGAGCTGGCCGTAGACTCCCACGTTGAAGCGGCTGATCTCCGCGACTGGGGCGCCGGCGCTCGGCCCCATGGACCGCATCGCCGGCCGTCCACCGTACTCCACGATGGAAACCTGGATCGCGGATGACGACGCCGTCTCTGGGACTGGGATCTTCCACAGGTTCACGCCGATCATGAGCCCGCTGACTGACGTACTCAGATGATTCGCGATGTCGTCCAGCAGCATCACTCACCATAGAAGGTAGCCGCGAGCCTTCCGCCTAGCCCGTTTCGGATCCGATCCGCCATCCGTCCGAGCATTCCGCGCTCGGCATTGAGCAGCGGGATCTCGAGGAACTTGAACCCGCCGGTCGTCGCCCAGTGCCGATACTTCTTCCCGCTCGGACTCACACCGCCCGTCTTGCCGGCGCGCGGGTTCTCGTGGACGCTGGCCGCGTATGGCCCGGTGTAGCCAAACGTGATCGACACCCTACCGCCAGAGATGCTCGCCGCCTCGTCCACGAAAGCGTGCTCTTGCCGGAGTTCGCCAGTGTCCACCGGGACGTAGCGCGCCTGGCTCTCGTTCTTGATCGCGTTCGCTTCCTCGAACAGCGCCTGCGCCGCAGCCGCGCGCGTATTCTCTCCGAACGCAGCGAGGTTGCGGAGCACCTCGTCCATGCCCGTGATCGTGACGCCCGTGACCGCCATCAGAGGTACACCTCGTAATGGTGCGGTCCCTCGTGGTCGTAGTGCGGCTCCACGCTGATGATCGGCGGCTGGCGCGGAATGAAGTGCGACGGCAACGTGATCCGGTCACTAACTGTGATCGTGGCCGAGGTAGAGCCGTCCGCGTCGTACATCGGCGTAAAGATCCGCGTATTCGAAACCACATCGCGCCCGTTCGCATCCTTCACGAGCCGCTGTAGGAACTCGATCCGCGCCTTGAACGTGCTCGCCGTGTTATAGACCCGCTGTGCGTAGCCCCCCGTCGTCCCAGAGATATGCTCTACCACAATCTCGTGGATCATCGGGACGACGAGTTGCGGATCGAGTGCCACTACTCCGTCTCCTCCGACCCATGCCTCATGTCGAGCCGCCCGACGTCTTCGCTGTCCAGCATGGTCGCCGTGAACGATGGCCGGACGAGCGTCTCGTCTTCCTCGTTGGTCGTCTTGTCAGCCACGAACACGGCGCCGGCCCACGGCACTGGCGGATCGGTCAGCGTAGCCGACTCCTGAATCGCGTCGGCTATTGCCAGCATCTGCTGTGATCGCTGCGAGTACGAGATGCTGAGCTGTCCTTCCTTCAGGTCCGCATAGCGTGCCCACTCGGCCGCCTTGCGGTTCGCGCACAACGTAGCTGCCGAGCGGATGCTGCCGGCCTCGGTCAGAGCAAACTCGATCTCCTGATCCGAGAAAAGCTGATCCGTAGACACGGTGTCGCCGACATAGAACCGCACCTTGTCTATGTCCCTCGGCATCGTGTCTTGATACGACCAGCTCACCGCTTACCTCGAGGCCAGGTACGACAGGCTCAGAGAACCAGCCGCCGTGGATGCGATAACGGAGAATCCGCGAATGCCACTCAGTTGCGGGAACTGCATCAGGACGGTCGGCGGTACCGTGAAGCCGGTCGAATTGCCAGACGTCGCACTGATGTCCAGAAGCGCGCTGTTCCCGGCCGTCAGGTTGTAGAGATAGAGCGAGCTCGCACGGAATGCCGTGTTGCTCGTACTGAACAGCACGGCATTCCCACAGGTGCTTACCGTGATGGTCCCCTGGAGGGCCATGACGGCTAACTCAGCTCATAGAAGAACGGATAGATCACTCCTACCGTCGCTGCGGTCGTCGCGCAGGTGTAGTTGAGGTACTGGTAGGTGTCGGTGCTCCCCACCACATGCTGCTTCAG